CGGAAGCAAGGTCGGAAGACCTAAGAAAAAGAAACGCAAGACAAAGAAATAACTTGTGTTAAACTAACGATTCACCAACTACTCCTAGTGAGGCACGCAACATGAGCGATACAATCATGGAAACCATAGAAGAAGCTGAGACTGAGACAGTGGCAACAGAAACTCAGGCAAAGACATTTTCACAAGAAGAACTAGACCGCATCGTGGCTGACCGGATTGCTAGAGAACAGCGCAAGTTTGATAAGAAGCTAGGTGGCATTAACTTAGATGAAGCTAAAGAGCTACTTACTCAAAAGGAACAGGCTGAGATTGAGCAACAGAAACAGCGCGGAGAGTTTGATTCTATCTTGAAGAATACTGTCGAAAAGAAAGATGCAGTTATCAACAGTTACAAAACTAGATTGCAAGAGACGTTAATTGATGGACAGTTAACCAGTGCGGCTAGTCGGAATAACGCAGTTGATACAGCACAAGTAACCGCGCTTCTTAAAGGTAGCACTCGACTAAATGAAGATGGGGTGGTCGAGATTGTAGATAATAACGGGACACCTAGATATAATGATAAAGGTGATCTGTTGTCTGTCGATGAGATGGTTACAGAATTTTTAACTGTTAACCCACACTTTGTGCGCGCCTCAGGTGGCGGTGCAGGAAGCATGGGTAATACAGGTGGCTCTACTCCGAAGCCTCAATCGGTGGATTGGATGGTCGAGAATTGGAATAGCGGTGGCAAAGAAGCCTATGCCGCTATGAAGAGGAAAGGCTAAATTATTTTTCTTTCTATTTATTGAGGTTTTAAAATGGCTATATCAGGTACTAATTCAACAACTTTAGACGATCTATTTGTAAACATTGTGGCGCAAGCCCGATTCACTGCTGAAGAGCAAAGCCTAATGCTAGGTCTTGTAACTCAGTACAACATTGCAGGTCAGGCAGGTAAAACTGTACAGATTCCTAAATACCCCGCGATCACTGCGGCGGCTTTGGATGAAGGTACTGCTCCTGATGATACTGACGTATCAACTTCATCTGTAACTGTAACCTGTTCAGAAGTAGGTAACAGCGTTCTTTTGACTGATCTTGCGGCTATGGGCGCAGGTAACCCTGCTGATGAGCTTGGTACTGTTCTTGGTAATGCTATCGCTACTAAGATTGATTCTGATCTTATCACTTTGTTCTCTGGCTTCTCTAATGCTTTAGGTGCGGCGGCGGCAGAGATTACTGTTGCTGATCTATTCAAAGCGGCGGCTACCCTACGAGCTAACAAAGTGACTGGTTCAATGGCGGCAGTTGTTCACCCATTCCAAGCGTATCAGTTGAAAGCAGGTCTAACTAACACATTTGCTAACCCAAATGGCGGAGACCTACAGAACGAAGCTATGCGTAATGGCTATGTTGGTTCAATCGCAGGTATCGATGTATATGAGTCAGCTAATGTTTCTATTGACGCTAACGATGATGCAGTTGCGGCAGTATTTGCTCCAGAAGCACTTGCTATTGCTATGAAGACTGAGTTCAACCTAGAGACACAGCGTAACGCTACACGCAGAGGCACTGAGTTAGTTGCTACTGCTGTTTATGGTGTTGCTGAGTTAGACGACAGCTATGGTGTTAAAATCACTGCTGACGCGGCTCTTTAAGACTGAATGCCCCTACTTAGGTGGGGGCTATTCTTTTTCTGAGGTTAATATGGCGATTACATATAGAGGCGAAAGGTTCAGCGGCTATAATAAGCCCAAAAGAACATCTGGTCATTCGACTAAGTCTCACGCTGTATTAGCCAAAGAAGGGGATAAGATTAAGCTGATTAGATTCGGACAGCAGGGGGCAGATAACAAGCCACCTAGAAAGAATGAATCAGCGGCAGATAAAGCAAAGCGCAAGGCGTTTAAAGCGCGCCATGCAAAGAACATAGCCAAAGGCAAGATGTCTGGGGCTTATTGGTCGGATAGGGTGAAATGGTAATGGCATTTTCTACAGATTCAGATTTACAGGATATAGTTCCTGACATTCTACAGCTAGGCATTGATACATTTAGTGATGAGCATGGTAGGGCTTTCAATGATATCAATAGAAACCTGCGGGTAGATTGGTGGGAAAAAAAAGGTCTGTCTGGTGAGATGGATAACAACAAATTAGTTTCAGCACAATTTGCTAGATTGTCTACCTATTTAGTTTTGTGGAAATATGCACTACCACAATTAACTAACTGGGTATCAGATGACAGGTTTTTAAAAATGATTGATTTTTACAAAGCTAGGTTTGGCGAAGAATATGATGACTT